CAAACAACGCAATATACGTCGAGCGGCGTGCAGACGATCATCGATAAGTTCACCGCAACTAACTACAGCGTTAGTGCCGCGACAATCAGCGTCAACCTTGTGGCTGCTTCGGGAAGCGCAGGAAACGACAACTTGATTGTCAAGACCAAAACGCTCCAGCCAGCGGAAACTTATACGTTCCCTGAATTGGTTGGACACGTTCTCCCGCCAGCGGGTTTCATCTCAACGATTGCTGGAACAGCTTCAGCCATCAACATTCGTGCATCTGGGAGGCTCGTGAGCTAATGAAAAAGCCAATGATGATTATTGAAGGTTTTGCTGGTCTACGTGAGAGCAAGCCATTCATCACCACCGCTGAAAACAAGAAGAACACCAAGATCGTCATTGACGATTGGATGCTTGGCCCTGAAAACCCTAGCAACGAGCGCGATGCTAATCCTGAATACTGGATTGCGCTTGGCAAAGCTATGCAAGTGGATGAGACTGAGGCGCGTCGCCGTCGCTGCTCAAACTGCGAGTATTACGACAACAGCACAATGACCCAAGCTAAGATGGAAAAGATTCCATTTAACCAATGGGACGTTGATGCTGGCTTTCGTGGCTACTGCCATAAGTTCGAGTTCATCTGTCATGATTTACGCTCTTGTCAAGCACAAGAAGAACGAGAGTTTGAATTTGAAGATTGATTGTGATATGGTTTTGCCACAGAGCGTTATAGAGCATCCTGTGGCTTACCATTTTGAGAGATTGAAATGACGGACAGTAACGCAGATTCCAATACAGAATTAGCTTATCAAGGTAGGGTTTCTTTGCCTATAATCCGTCATGCAACTATTGATGATGCTGAACAGATTGCGTATTTGGGCTGCATATTCCATGAGCAGGCGTTCTGGGATGACATTCTAGAATATGACATAGACGATTGCATTGTGTCTCTGGAGGGCTTCATTGGTCAACCCAATTTCATTTGCATGGTTGCTGAAGTCAACGGCAGGTTCGTTTCATTTGGTTCTCTTGTTCTAAGCCCAGTATATTTCAACCACTCGCATATTTCGTGCGAAGAATTGTTTTGGTGGGCCGATCCTGAATCCAACTATCCTGGCATTGGCATGAAGTTGAAGAAGCAAATGGAAGAAGAAGCTAAAAAGCGCGGCGCTCTTTCGATACAGATGAAGTCGATTGACGCGCTGAATGGCGATAGAATGGCAAACCTTTATATCCGCAACGGATACAGACCAAGCGAACACTCATTTATTAAGAGGCTAGTGTAATATGGCTATTGGAACAGCGGCAGCAATCGCCCTTGGCGTTGGCGCATTAGGTAGCGCGGCTATTGGTGCAAGTGCGGCAAGCAAGGCTGGTAAAGCTCAGGTAGCTGCAGCAGATGCTGGCGCAGCGGAGCAACGGGCTGCACGGGAAGAAATGCGCCGCTTGCTTGAGCCTTATGTTGCTGCTGGTGGTCCTGCTTTAGAGGCTCAGATGGGTGCGTTAGGTCTTCGTGGCACAGAAGCTCAACAGGCATATGTAACTCAACAAGAGCAAAACCCAGCGTTCCAAGCTTTGGCGCGTCAGCAAGAAGAGGCCATACTTCAGAATGCATCGGCAACTGGAGGACTTCGTGGCGGCAACGTACAAGGTGCTTTGGCTCAGTTTCGTCCTGCATTGTTGAATCAGTTCCTTGAACAGCAGTATGAACGATTGGGTGGCATGACGGCGCTAGGCCAACGATCTGCTGCTGGCGTTGGTGCTGCTGGAATGGAATCTGCTGGTGCTATTGCCGATCTATTAGGACAAGCTGGCGCTGCAAGGGCTGGTTCTGCATTAGGTGTTGGTCAAGCTCTAAGTGGGCCATTTAATCTATTGTCAACGCTGGGCGGTATGTCTGCTTCTAAATCTATGGGCTACGCTCCACCACCTAGAGGCTTTTAAAGATGGTACAACCTTTCGATTACACACTGAAAACACCATCAACCACAGAATCATTTCTGGCGGGTGTTCAGGCGATTCAAAATCAACAAAAGGCGAGGGCTGCACAGGCGGCTGCTGAAGCTGAAGCTGCTGCGAATCAAGCTAAAATTGATGAGGCAAATAACTTTAGAATACGCGCAAAAGAAGTTGCTAAAGACCCGTCGCCTGAAAAGCTGTCCGCATTGTATGCTGATTTTCCAACGTATGGCGTAGATATTGATAGGTTTTCAAAAAGCCTAGGTGAGGCTGACAAGCGCACATATGGAACAATCTTGCAACGCGCTATTATCGCAAAAGATAACGGGCAAAACGATCAGCAAGTTTCAACAATTTATGCACAGGGTGCAGAGGCAGCAAGGGCTTCGAACCGTCCAGACATAGCAGAGAAATTCGACGCGGCTGCTAAGATGGCGCTGAATCCAAATATGGATGATAACTTCGCAGCCCGTTCATTGCTGAATCAATTTGACCCAGACGCTTATAAAATTGCGTATGAGCAGAAGGAATATGAGGCTATTCCTAACGTTGGCATTGTCCTCAAGTCTGATATTAAAAAGGCTGTTGCTGCAGCAAAAGCTGCTGGTTCACCAACTGTTGATGTACAAGCGGTAATCCCTGAAGATGCTGCCGCTGATTTAAAGGCTGGTAAAGTTAGCCCCGCAGCATTTGATAGCGTATTTGGCAAAGGTGCTGCAAACAGAACTCTGCAAGCAGGAGGTCAGACGGCTACTCCGTCTGGTAACTTTCAAGGGCAGTAAGATTAACCCTATAAAGGATTTGGGTGCATTGGGCTTTGTTCCGACAAGTGGCTTTAGAACCCAAAGGCATCAAAATGCATTAAGGGCGCAAGGATTGACAACAACAAAGACGGGATCGCACCCTATTGGTGATGCATTAGATTTTATGCCACCAAGGGGTATGAAGACTTCTGAAGCAATGGCTTTAGTAAAACAAAAATACCCAGGAACTCGCGTTTCTGTTAGTAACAAAGGTGCATTGCATATAACCTTTCCTGGTTGGGGCAAGGCTCCTGACGTAAGTCGTTCTCGTGAAAGATATGGTGATTGATTATGGCTGAACCTGATGACAAAGCTTTCCTGAAAAAGTATGGCGGTTACCAGCCAGAGACCAGAAGTGTGCCTGTCTCAACTATTCGCCCCATCATTGGCGGTGAATCGCCAGAGGAGGCGGCTGCTCGTCGTGCTGAAGAAGGCCGCAAAGTATCAGGTGAGACACGCGAAGAAGAACGCTTGCGTTTATCTCAAGAAGATGCCGAACGTGCCAATCGCCAAGAGCAGAAGGGTATTGAAACTGAAGGTCGAACAAAATTTGAATCACTTTTCTCAAAGTATGGGGCTGACCCTGCTGTAGTTAAGTATCAAAAGGTTCTGCCTATATTTGATACCATGGTCACGATTGCCAGCCGCGCTAACCCAAGCAAAGCTGATGACAATTTCTTAATTACGTTAGGTAGTAAAATCAAAGACCCTAGCACTGGCGTGTTGGGCGGAGAGTTTGAAACAACCAAGGATATTCAAACTTCGATTGATAGAACCATAACTGATTTGAAGGGTTTATATGATCCAGAATCTGGATTTGTATCTCCACAGGCTCGTCGCCAGTTTCTTATTGCAACAAGAGATTTGATTGCGTCCGACAGACGCGCATATGACTTTGCTCGTAATCGGTTTAAGCAACTTGCTATAGACCCGACTTACAATGTTAATCCAGACGCTGTTATCGGTGAAGATTTTGCTAACGCTTACAAAGACAGAATAAAAGAAAATTTCTTAAAGGTCATGGGCGCTGGCCCTGAAGCTGTTGATAAAGGCACTATTGATCTCAAGGTTGCTGAAGGCGACAGATTCGCAACGGACAGGGATATTGAAGTTGCCAGCATTCTTCAGGGTATGTGGCAAAGCGGAAAGTCCATTGATGAGCTTAACGCAAAATCAATCGAATTAACTGGTGGCGCTCCACTGGCTGAATCGACTATTAATGCTTTAAGAAACGACCCTAATCGCACGATTAGATGGACTCCTGCTCGTTCTGGCATTCGTGAAGGCTCCGCTTCTCAAATTGGCCTAGGCGAGGCTGCTGCTGCGTCTGCTATTCGTGGATATACTAGCAATCTTGGGGAAGAAATTCTTTCGATATTTTCTCCAGAAACTGCGTCAAAACTTCAGGCCGCTGGTGAGGCTGGCATGAAGGAATATCCTATAGTCTCGGCGCTTACTGAAATACCAAGCAGTATTTTTTCTCCAGTCAACAAACTTACAAAGTTTGTGCCTGGTGGCCCAGTAGTGCAGGACATTGTTGAAGGCACTATTTATGGCGGCGGCGAAGGTCGTCTTGATGCTAGTGCTTTAGAACGTGCTAAAACTGCTGCTAGTGGCGGTTTCTTGCAAAGCACATTCGGCGCTGCTGGCAGACGCTTTCTTCCAGGCGGAGCAACCCCTGAAGGCGCTGGCATACCTGAAGGTGAGTTCGTTAATGTCACGGGCGAAGTTCCCACTGGCATGACTCCTGATATTGGTATGGGCGGACAGGCGGCCCCATCTCCAACTACACTAGATATTCCAACTGGTGCTCCTGCTGGCGCTCCTGCTGGTATGGCTCCGCCTTCTGGCATGGCTCCACCCATCGCTGGCGAAGCGGTAGAAGATGTGGCACTTAATGTTGGCCGTGATGAGATAACCGCTATTGCTCGGAAGGCCGTTAGTCGTGGCCCTGGCGCGTCAAAAGCTCGCGCTGAACTTGCTGCTCTTGCAAAGATTGATCCAGAAGCGCAAGCCGCAGCGGATCGACTTGGCATTGAATTGCCTGTGGATGTTCTTGGCGAAAACGCACAGTTGCAAAGGCTGACTGGCTTAGATCGCGCACAGATAGGCTCTGACATAGAAACTGCGTGGCGCAAGACTTATGATGCAGCGGCTGAGAGAGCCTATGCTGTCATGGATGAGCTTGAGGCCGTTAAAGACATTTCTCAGGTCTCTAAAAATGTATTTGATAAACTTGAGACTGCGAACAAGGGGCTTGAGATTCAAGCTGATGATTTGCGGAAGCAAGTTAATGACGCCATTGATGTGAGCGGCAGAGTCGATGCAACTGCTATAAGAACATATTTGCAAGACCAAATACAAAAATTAGGTGGCGGCAAAGAAGGCTTGGCGTCACTTTCGTCAGAGGAGAAAAGCTCTGGGCGATAGTATCAAAGGGCAATCCAACATATGAAGCTTTAGATAGCAAACGCGCCGAAATTGGTCGGGCAATGACTAAAAATGCTGGGCCTTGGGTAGATTCAAGCGAACGGCGCATCAAAGAGATTTATGCTAAACTTGCTGACGATCAGATGGGCTTCATTGAGTCCACTGCTGGTCGAGAGGTTGCCGATAAGCAACGCGCTGCAAATACGCTGTTCAAACAAATGTATGACGGACGGGCGCAAATGCAGGAGATTTTTGGGCGCAATCTGTCCAAAGACCTTGGGCCTCTTATCACAACAGCCATCACTCAAGGCGGTAAGGGCGGCGTAGAAGCTATCAATAAATTGCTTGAGAATATTCCAGCAGATATGCGTGGGACAGTCTTGACGTCTGGATTATTCAGCACAGCAACAGGCGCAAACGGCAGATTCAGCTTCACAAACTTTGCAAACACTTACGGCAAACTGCGTGAACAAAACCAGGTTTTTAAGCAGTTTGCTAAAGCCATTGGCCCTGAAGGCGTGAATCTGTTGAATGACTTCAGTGCAATTTCTCGACGCATCGCTGATGCTGAAGCTAATATAAGCAAAACAGGCGCATCTACGCAGTTAAATGCACTTAATGCCGAAAACCTTTTGCTCAAGATTGTTAAGGGGCTTGGTAGTGCGGGTGCTGCTGCGGGTGCAACAAGCATGATGGGCGCAGATTTGCTTATGACTGCTGGGACTGTGATTGCCGCTGCTGGTGGCCCTGCCTTAGCCCAAAAGTTTGTTGGCAAAACTAATGCTGAAAAATTGCACGCACTTATGAAAAGCGATAACTTCCGTGAGCTTGCTGTCAGTGCGGCAACGGGTGAAGGTGTTGATCGCAACATCAATCGTCTGGTTGGGAGCAAAGAGTTCCGCGATTACGCAAAATTAGTTGGCATCGACATGAAGGATGCCCGTAATTGGTTGAACTCTGCTATATCCAAGGGCGCGACAATTGCTGGCACAGAGGCTGTAGGTTCTAATCCAGACGAAGCACCAACAGTAGAAATGCCACAATGACCTTTCGCTGCAACATAATTTCGGCTATAAGCCCAAAGACGCAAGGGATTAAGTTCTAATGGCACTTACTCAAGTTACTGGCCCTTACCCAATATTCACCGATCTAGACGGCACGCCGCTGG